AAAACAGATGCTGCTGGCAATCCTGATGTATCATTTAAGTATGGTAATTTTGAGGATACGATGAGTGGTGTGAGAGAATATTATTTCAATAATCTTAAAAAGAGGTTTGGCCAAACTCGTTTAACAGAAGGTGAAATTCAGCCACGTAGAAACATGGCCAATGCACAGACTATTAAAGGTTACTGTATAAAATTGTATAATGATCTTGCTGGAGAGGACTATGTTCTTACTCAAGCCGGTGAAACTGCATTAACATATTATAAGGATAATATTAGTGTTACATTAGATCTTTCAGCTAGAAAAGCAACAGTAACAATGATTACACCAATAGTAACACAATTAGCTAACATAGTTGGTACTATACAAATTGCTTTTAGTACAAATTAAATAAAGGAGAGATAACATGGGTAGTAGAATTGTTTCAACAGCAAATATTTTAGTGAATAATACTGCGATTCCTATAGTTCCTAATACTTTTATGTTCACAGAAGGGTTTGGGGATTCAACTATTAGGGTTGCTAGTGCTGGTAACGGACGTACAGAAACTGTTTACAGTGATAATGCAGAAAACAAAAAATCTAAATGTTCTTTTGAACTATTCCCAACAGCTTTGAATATTGAAACCACAAGAGCTTGGCAGTTCAATAGGAATCAAAATGTAATAGAAGTAGTTGATGAAGACATCACAAGAGTTTTTACAAACGCTGCGATAATAACTGATCCAGAAAAGAATCTTGGAGCAGACACTACTATAGCTCTAGAATGGGAATCAGATCCAGCTAGTTAATTTTTCTAAGGGGAGAAAAAAATGAACTATGAGTTAAAAACAAGTTTTAAATACGCAAAAGGTGGGGATAACGAAGACGCAACATTTTTAGACATTTCTTCACCTTCGAATAAAGTCATTAAGCATGTAACGTTAATAGAGAAACAACTTTTCAAAGCCATTAATAACGTTGCAAAAGAAACAGATGAACAAAGAGGCTCTAAAGATGAGAAGGTAAGGGGTGAAGATTTAATAATGGCCCTTGCATCTGGTGACGCGAATTTGGAGAAATGTTACGAAGCTTTTAAACAAATTTTAACGGCATCTTGTAGCATAAATGGTGATGACAAATTTAAGGTGGAGCATTTTGAAAGAATGAGCTATGCAGACACTAAGTGTTTATTGGGAGAGTATATCTCAAATTTTTTGTTTACTTCCCTCGCAAACTAAAAGAATCGAGGTTTGATATAAACTTTGAGATAGCAAATCTTATGGTTTATTACAAGGGGGCTGTAAGCTACGAGACTTTTCAAGAAATGCCCTATGATTTAATTTTTGAGCTTAAAGATAATGCTTGCAAAATTAATGATGAGATAGAAAGGAGTTCTAAGAAATGAGTTTTAGCATTTTTTATAACATAGAACTTAAAGATAAATTCTCTAATGCTGCTAGACGAGTTTCTAGGAGCAGTAAAAAAGTTTCTGATGCAATGGGGAGAGTGGGCCGGAGTGCTTCGGCTGCTGGTAGGGCAGTTAAGAGGACAGGCATTGGCTTGCACAAATTTGGTACTAAACTAATGTCCCTAAAGGGACTTTTACTAGGGGCTGTAGGTTTTAAGGTAGGCCAGACACTTCTGAATTTCGAAACGGGTATGAACAAAGTTAAAGCTACCGCCGAGGCTACTACAGATCAATTTATCCAGCTTAGAAGACAAGCTAAAGAATTAGGGAGGACAACAGAGTTTTCAGCGTCACAAGTTGCTTCTGGCCAAGCATTTTTAGCAAAAGCAGGTTTTAAAACACAAAAAATTATAGACTCTATGCCTGCTACATTGGATTTAGCAGCAGCTGCTAGTTTAGATTTAGCTTCCGCTGCTGATATTGTTAGTAATGTAATGGCTGGTTTTGGTATAAAAAATGAACATCTTGGTGGGGCAGTCGATGTTTTAGCCAAAGCATTTATAAGTTCTAATACTGATTTATTACAACTAGGTCAAGCAATGAAATTTGCTGGCCCTGTTGCAAAAGGTATGGGGGTTGATTTCGAAGAAACAGCAGCTTTTTTGGGTATTTTAGGAAGTGCAGGCATCCAAGCAAGTATGGCCGGGACATCTTTAAGAGGTGCTTTAACAAAATTATCTACTCCTGTAGCTAGAGGTAAAAAGTTACTAAAAGCATATAAGATAGAAGTTAAAGATATCCATAAAAATTTACTGCCTTTAAATAAAATAATTGAACAATTCGAAAAGAAAAATGTTAAAGCAAGTCATGTAATGGAAATATTTGGGCTTCGTGCAGGGCCTGCTATGATAGCAGCGATTGGTGCAGGGTCTGAAAAATTAAGGGACTTTACTTTATTATTAAAAAATTCTGCTGGAACCGCAAAGCGTGTTGCTAGAACTAAGATGGAAGGTTTACCAGGGGCTTTTAAAAAACTAACCTCTTCAATAGAAGGATTGATCATAACATTAGGTGAAAAAGGTCTTACAAAAACTTTAACAGATATAGCCAATATACTAACATTGATAACAAGGCTTGTTTCCAAAGTTATACCAAAATTTTCTAGCTTAGGGGAGGTTGTTACTACAACTTTTGGTGGCGGAATGGGGAAGCTACTACACATTCTAGCTAGTAAAGGGTTAGCGTCATTAGCTAAAGAAGATGGTTCAAAGGGAAAAGCCGGTGAATCAGTTGTTGCCGGTGGGAGGACTGTCAGAAGTTCTTTTAGAGGCAATATGAACATTGACATAAGAGACAAGGGTAAAAATGTTGAAAGTGTTCAAACAGATTCATTTGGAGATATGAAGCTTGGCTTTAGTGGCGTAGGTAAGTTTTAATGAGTATTTTTAATAGAGTTACTGATGCAAGTTTTAAGGGAGTCAAATTCTTACCAACAGGTTCATTATCGACTGATGGTGGCCGAAAGATAATCGATCACTTATACCCTAATTCTGATAGAAGATACTTAGAAGATATTGGAAAGTTACAACGTGATTTTACTATCACAGGCATAATAAAAGATCCTGGCTATTTCAGTAAGAAACAAGCTTTGATAAAAGCTTTAGAAAGTAGTGGCGCTGGGATTTTGAAACATCCTTTTTACGGCAGTATAACAGTAACTGCAAAACCTTATAGATTAGAGGAAAGTTTAACGACAATTGGTGTCGCAACTTTTACAATGACTTTTTCTGTTGGTGATGAACAAATACAACCAATAGAGTCTGGTGGTTTTATAATATCGAAACTTGTAACTGCTGTCCTTGATGGTGTAGAATCTGTTATTACTGGAGCATGGGATATTGTAAGCCCTGAAAACTTTGGGCCTGCTGCAACTTTAATGAATGATGTGTTTAATTCATTTGATATTATTTCCCAACGCCAAGAAGTTGCTGCCGATAAGATAAACGAATTTAACGAGACAATTCTAAATGCTAGAAGTAGAGTTAATTCTTTGATAAGGAGTAGTGCTAACTTAGGGGCTGCTTTTAGCCAATTATATAATGATACTTTACTAGTGTTTACTAGTCCTAGTAATTCATTTGATGCTTTCAAAACCTTGTTTGATTTTTCTAGTGGCAATACGATTGTACCAACAACGGTGTCTCGTGCTGAGAGAAAAACTAATCAAGATTTAATTAATGTTAATATGGGCGTTGACTCTTTGGCTCAAGCTTATCAATCTGCTTTTTTGATAGACTATGAGACTGATGAAGAGTTAAATAAAATATTAGAGGCTTTGAATACTCAGTACAATGCGATTATCCTAAATGTTGATAACAGTATTCTAAAAGATCTAGAAGATTTAAGAGATGAGTTTAGAAGATTTGCTGATAATGAATTGTTGACAGTAGATAGAATAATAACTGTTACAATCAATGAACCCACTCCGATAACAGACTTAGCTTATAGATACTATGGTTCTACAGATAATTATGAGGATATTTTAAATTTAAATAGTGAAATTTTAAACCCTGCTGAGATAAGTGGTAACATTAGGATACTAACAGCATGAGTACTATGATACTAGAAATAGATGGGCAGCCATTGGATATCTTCACAGCTAAAAGGTCTCAAACTTCGATTGAACAAGCTAGTGGTATTTTTAATTTTAGGGCCACTAGTAATGTTATAAATAATTTCCCAGTGAAAAGATTGGCTAGTTGTAGGGTTTTAATAGAAAATGAGCCCGTACTGACAGGTTTTGTTGATTCAATACGTATTTCTTATAATAGTGAAAATCATATAATAGATATAAAAGGTAGGGATAAGACATCTATCCTAATCGATAGCTCTGTGCTAGGTGATCTTAGTTTTAATACACCTATTTCTTTACAGCAAATAGTTGAAAAGGTTATTTCTAGGCTTGGAGCTGATATTGATATTGTCAATAATGTTCCTGGTTTGAGTACGTTTAAAAATCAAGTAGTTGCTGAAATTAGCGAGAGTGCCTTTGGTTTTATCGAAAGGCATTGTAGGAAAAAACAAATTCTCTTAACTACTAATGGAAATGGTGATGTTGTACTCACAAGGGCCTCAAAGACTACAATCAGAACTAAACTTTTGAATCAAAAAGGAAATTTTGAGAATAATGTTTTATCTTCAATTGCAGTCTACGATGATTCCGAAAGATATTTTTCATACTCTGCAAAGGGACAAGCCCTTGGTGGTGATGACATCCCAAATGCTAACCAAACAGATAAAACAGGTGGGCCGGTTTTTGATACATTTGTTAGAAGTTTTAACCCTAAACTTGATGCAAGAAGATTGATTTTGCAGATGGAGGAGGAAACAGATATTGAATCTGCTAGGGATAGGGCTATTTGGGAGGCCAATATTAGAAGGGCAAGAGCAATAACGTATAGTTGTATAGTGCAAGGTTTTTTTCATAAAGATGGTTTGTGGAAAATAAATACTTTAGTAAATGTTATTGATGACTACGCTAATATTAAATCTGATATGCTGGTAAAAAGTGTGGAGTACAAAGAAAATGAGGACGGAACTTTTACCAATTTAGAATTAGTTTCACCAGATGCGTATACGCTCCAAGCAAGTAGGGAGAAGAAAGATGCACTCATAAACGAGATTGGGGAGGATTTTGTACTTTGATGAAGTCTTTGAAAAATTTATTGAAAAAAGGATTAGTTACTTTGTCAAGGAAAACTGCATACGACGGGCAAACTAGTTATATGGGGGCTGTATCTAAATATGAAGTAGTTACACCGTATGGTTTTTATAGCAAAGCTCCATCTGGTGCTTTAGTTTTATTATTAAATCTTAATGGCAACGAATCAAACAAAGTTGGTATTGAATTTGACAATAAAACTCTTATAGATGTTGAAAGTGGCGAAGTAGTAATATACCATCCAGTAAAACAAAGCTTTGTCAAGTTCAAAGCTGATGGTAGTATAGAAATAGAGGCTAAAAGTAATTTAAATATAACTGCAACGACTACTCATACTGGGGATGTAGATATTGTAGGTGATTTAGATATTACTGGTAATCTAACAGTTGGTGGTTCTATTGTTGCGACTGGAAGTGTTACAGGAGCTTCACTTGTGACGGCTGGAGCTTTAACGGCTGCGAGTGCAAGTATTGGTGGGAAAGATTTTTCTAGCCATACACATTCGGCAGGAACTTATGTTGACAGTGTTGCTGGCCCGGTATCAGGTGCTTCTGGAGGTGTTGTATAATGGCTGATATTTCTTTAACATTTGACAGTGCGGAACGAGTATATGATATTTCAATTGCAGATAACGGGGATATTGCTACTGATGATTCTTTTAACACAGCCATAATAATGAGTGTCCACGGTGAAAAAAGAGCAAGTGCAGCTGAGATAGTACGTCCAGAATTCCGTAGAGGATCTTGGCAAAATGAATTATCTGACGTCGATGGGTACGAAGTTGGAAGCAAATATTGGCTACTAGAATCTGCAAGATCTAACCAAGAAAGTTTAAATTTTTCTATAACGACATTAGAAGATGCTTTTCAATGGATGATCGATGATAATTTGTTGAAGGAAGTTAACGTAGATGGTATACTGTACTACAGAGGCATTACAAATCAAGTTGAACTAGTAGCTCCGAATAATACCACTGAGGTTAAGTTATTTGAAAGCTGGCTAGATACTGGAGATTGATGTGGCGGCAAATGGTATTTTTGATTTAAAAAAAGAAAATGGAAGATGGTATTACTATATGTTTTGTTCTTGTGGTAGAGAACGAAAAGTAAGGAAAGAAGACATTAAGAAAAGTTCAAAATGTAGGTTTTGTGTACCTATAAAACATGGTTTATCAAAATTTCCTGAGTGTAATGTTTGGGCTTTGATGAAAGATAGGTGTTCAAATATAAAAAGTGTAGCATATAAAAATTACGGTGGCCGTGGGATTAAAGTATGTGATAGTTGGGTGAATAGTTTAAGTAACTTTGTAAAAGATATGGGTGAAAGACCGTCTAAGGATTATTGCATAGACAGGATAGACAATGATGGTAATTATGAACCAAGTAATTGTAGATGGGTTAAAGTACTGGGAAGTAACAGAAATAGACGAATTGTAAAATTAAATATGGAAAAAGCAAAACAAATAAGAAAGTTGTATTCGTCTTCTAAATTAACACAGCAATCATTGGCTGGCATATTTGGTGTTTCTAGGAGAACAATATTTGATATAATACAACAAAAAACTTGGAGAGAAGAAAAATGCCTATAGAAACTCCAGAATCACGAAAAGAAATACAAGATAGAATAAATAGCGACGTACAGGCGAACTTACCAACTTCGAATCCTTATCTTAGAAATAGTTTTTTGAATAGTATTATTAAAGGTTTGGCCGGTAGAATTTGGGATGTATATCGCACAATACAGTCTTTACTAAAACAAACTTTTTGGGATACTAGCACAGGAGATTTTTTAAGTAGGCAGGCAGCATGGTTTGGGATTACTTTAAACCCAGCGACTCAAAGTTCAGGAAATATAACAGTACAAGGAACAGCTACAACAATTGTTCCAATAAGTACAACGCTTCAAACTTCAGATAGTTTAGAAATAGTCACCCAAGCAAGCGCAACAATATCAACAAATGTTTTATCAATTACGTTAACTCAAACTGCTGGTGTTGCTACTGCTATAACTTCTAGTGGGCATGAATTATCTCCTAATATAACAACAACAATATCGGGGGTTAATGAAACTGGGTATAATGGTTTAAAAACAATATTAACAACTCCAACAGCGACTTCTTTTACATATTCAGTTGCAGTTGGCACACCTACTCCTGGAACTGGGACACCAATTGCTACACATGCAACTGCAAGCATTGAAGTTCAATCTTCTTCATTTGGCCAAGATGCAAACCTAATAGTGGGGGATGCCGTAACTTTTACAAGCCCAATTGCTGGCGTAAATGATGACGGTTTTGTTCAATTTGGTGGTTTGCAAGGTGGTGCTGATCAGGAAGAAGAAGAATCTTTTCGCGATAGATTTTTATTTAGAGTTCAAAACCCTGTGGCACTTTTTAATACTTCAGCGATAGTAAACCAGGCGAAATTAATAAGTGGTGTGACAAGAGTTTGGGTTAGAAATGTTGATGATACTGAGGTTAGTGTTTCAGTTTCTAGTATAACTAGGGTTGGCCAAGTAGCTTCTTTAACAACTGGTGCTGCACATGGTGCTTCCGACGGACAACACATAAGTGTTGAAGGTTCTAATGAAGTTGAATATAATGAAACAAATGTCAGGTGTTTGGTTGAAGGTGCCACGGAAATAGTTTACATAGTGGCTGGTTCCCCTGCATCACCTGCTACGGGTACTATAGTTTTAAAATATTCTTTAGTTGATGAGGGCCAAGTAAAAATATATTTTACTCGCGATGACGATGTTAGTATTATACCTAGTGCAAGTGAAGTCACTACTGTAAAAGATAAGATACTAGAGATAAAACCTGCTCACGTATCTGATAGTGATGTTATTGTATTATCGCCAATAGCCGTGACAGCTAATTTTACATTCACAGAATTGACACCAGATACAACGACGATGCAGGACGCTATAGAAGCAAACTTAGATGCTTTTTTTAGGGAGCAAACTATAGTAGGTGAAGATGTGACTAAGAGCCAGTACGATAATGTAATATGGAATACTGTTGATCCAGAGACAAATGATAGAGTCGAGAGTTTTACAGAGTCATCACCTGGTGGAACTGTAACAGTTGGCAATGACTCAATAGCTATATTGGGGACGGTGGCTTTTTAATGTTAAATAGATTTAGTGCAGATGATCAGACCCAAGCGTTGGCGAATATGCTTCGTAACGATAGGGCTTGGACTGCAAAGAATGTTAGTGGCACTAACTTAAGAAATTTACTAGTCGGTTTAGCTTTAGAAATCGGCAGGGCCGAAGGTACTTTAGACGAAATAGACTACAATTATGATATCGAACAAACAGAAAAGCTCCTTAGTGAGTGGGAATCAGCATTGGGTATTCCTGATGAATGTTTTTTTGTGGCCACTGAAGATGAGGAGCAAAGAAGAAAAAACATATTAACAAAACTGACAGCTCTTGGCGTAAGTACAAAAGCAGGTTTTGAAGCTTTAGCGTTAACTTTTGGGTATACTGTGGTGGTATCTCCTGGTGCAGATGCCTTAACTTTTCCTTTTACTTTTCCTTTGTTACTAACAAATGATAATGCAAAATGGATTATGGTCGTTGATATAGATTCTGCTTTGTTGCCAGGTGCGTTTCCAATCACTTTTCCTTTTACATTTACTGCCGGTAATTTTACAAATATTATTGTTTGTCTTTTTAATAAATTAGTTCCAGCAAATGTAAAAGTGTTATATAATTACGTGTAAGGGGGTTTATTTAATGGATAATATTGGATCGAAAATAACAGGAGATCAACTCACGGCTGCTGAGTATAATAGTGCTAATGATGAGCAGAAAAATCTTGTCACAGACACTGGTATAGCTTTAGCTGGTGGTGATACTGCGCAATTTGGAAAGGCTGTTTCTCATTATGCTGCCGGAGGTGATTTTTACACTGACAGTGGTGCTGCTGATGCCTATGTGTGTTCCGCAGTAGGATCTAAACAAGCACCAACAGCATACTTTGATGGTATGAGGGTTAGATTTTTAGCAGGTGCAGATAATGCAGGGGCTTCAACAGTTAATGTCAATGCTTTAGGTCTAAAAGATGTGGTTGATTACACGGGTACTGCTCTAATAGGTGGCGAAATTGTAACTGCTGATCTTATAGAGCTTATTTATAATAGTGGCGCTGGTAATTTTAGAATTGTTGCAAGTGAAAAAACCAATTTACCTCATGTTTTAATACAAACATTTACAACTGTTAACGATATAGGTGATTCAAACCAAATATTAGGTGGGCATACTATCACAGCAGATAGTTTTATAACAAGTGCTAATCTAATTTCTGGATATAACTTAGCTGATAACTCAGATTTTAGTGGTAATACGAATACTTTAAATGATGCAGATGCGTACAACGCTGCTAATGGGATTTTGAATGTTGCTACAACTGCTCATTTGGGTATTGTTGGCCAGCATTTACAAGCTGATGCTATAACAGGGCATAGTGGTGCTGGTGATTTAGATATTAGCATAGGTGGCTGGCATAATTTTGCAGTTTCTGGGGGTGGTGTAGCTTTTGGAACAAATGCTGGTGCTCAAAAAATTCAATACTATACAGACGCTGGTGGTTATTCAATTTGTGATGTAGCTGGTGTTACTGCTTCATCTACAGTTAAAATATCAGGCAGTTTATGTAGGGTAGATTTAGTTTATGATTCTGCCAATTCAGAAGCTACTTTGTATATTGATACTTCTATAGATATGGTTTTTGCATGTACGACTAATTTAGCCATACAAGCTTCTCCTAGTCTTTGGGTTAATTCTTTAGCAGATGGAACTTTAGAAGTAGCAAGTACTCATGATGAGGTTTCTGTTTACGAAGGTGTAATGGATCAATACGATATAGATTTACTTGGAGCTTCTAAAATAGCAGAGCCTACAATTTTACAAGGAAAAAGATATTTTGTTAAACAATTTAGACAGCCTCTTGGTAAAACAACTTTGGAGGAACAAGGATTGACAAATGTTGTTGGTAAAATAAGCAATAACTTATATACTCAAGCTTTTCAATACGATAGAAGTGATCTTATTGCTAAGTATGGGGAGGTGATCTAATGTCAAGATCTATAAATCTTAAAATTTTAAATACAGCTAATTATAGCGCAACAGGATCAGAAGCTAATGTTCCTAGTATGGTGTTTACGGTTAGGGAGGATGGTTGGTATGATCTTGAAACCGCTGCATCTATGGAAGCAACAGGTGTAAATTCACAAGGATTTATTACTATAGCTATAAATAATTTTACTATAGATGGAACTTATAGGTATAGTGTTTCTTTAACAGGTGCTAGGGATAGTATGACCGTAAGTGTTTTTGGTGTTAAATTAAAAAGAGGGGATGTTATAACGACAAGGGCAAGAGAAGTTGGTGGTAATTATATACTAATATCTGCTGCTGATAACGACACATCGTATCTCCAAATTAGGAAAGTGGGTTAATTATGAAAAATAGAGTTATTATATACGAAGGAAATGTAGAAGGATTTGTACATAGAAATCATAATCCAGGTAGCTCAAATGTTGAGGTAAGAGAAATAACAAGTTTTAATTTTGATCATTTAAATGATGAAGATTTTAAAAAGAATAGCACAAGACACATATCCGGTGAGTTCAAATTTACGATGAATGGAGCAGGTGCCTTAAGTAAAGTAGATCTAGATGACATCGAAAAATCAGCTAAAGGCAGGAAATACTTTCTTGAAAAAACTAAAGAAGCAATTAATGATATGATGTTTTTTGAGAAACTTTTAATAGAATGGCCTGGTATACCAGTACAGAGAAGAAATCAACTTCTTACAAAAATTACAGAGTGTAGGACTTTAGCAGCCGAAAATTTCGGTAAGTTTTGGTCTTCTTAATAAAAAATTAATAATGGAGTTATAAAATGGCTAATAGAGTTGTAAATGTTGTAACAGGTTCTAATATAGGTGCTGCTAATACTGTTTATATAAATCAAGGCGATGAAATAGATTTACAAAACAGAAAAACCCTTGGACTATGGGTTGAATTCACTGTTAATGACTCAACTACTAATTTAATAAAATTACTATTCCGACACACTGCTGGCGACACGACAGAATACACATTAGTGACTGCCGGTGATTATATAAAAACTTTAGGTGATGCCACTATAAAAATTTATTATGAATTTGATTTAAAAAATGCAATGCCATTTGTTCAAATACAAAGTAAGGCTGCTGTAGTAGGTGCAACAAAAGGAACACTTACAATAAATTACACATTGGGGTAAGTTAGTATGGCTGGTGGTAGGGATAGACCTATAATTGAGATTATGACGAATCGAACCACTGACGGTAATTCTGATGAATTTCAAACAAACCAAATGTCAAAAGTATTAGCTTTTGGCACGTGGGACAGTGCTGTTCTAACCCTTCAAGTAAATCCTTATGATGGTGACGCTACTTGGATAACAAGTGCAACCGACACATTAACAGAAAGTGATAATACTGGAATTTTTATAGATGATATAACGGCTTCCAAGCTAAGATTTGTACTTTCAAGTGCTGGAGCTGGCACTGATTTAAGTATAATAGTCCTACAGGTTGCGACTCCTGATCCGAGTTCCGATTAAATGGCTATCTTAGAAAAAGGATTACTGAGGAAAGTGCCAAGTGGTGGTGGTGGCTCTAGTAATTCTTTTGAAACAATAAATGTACCTAATGGTACAAATCCTGTTGCAGATAGTGCCACGGATACTTTAAACTTTACGTCAGTAGATGATAGTGTTACAATTACTGGTACTTCTGGAACTGACACTGTTGATTTTAAAGCTAATCAAAATATTGATGGTGGTGCTGCTGCCAGTGTTTATTTAGTTTCTCAAAATATAGATGGTGGGAATGCTTAAGTAAGGGGGATAGTAAAATTAGTGACATTATTCAAATTCGTAGAGACACCGCAGCAAACTGGACTGCTACAAACCCTACTTTGGCTCAAGGTGAATTAGGTTTAGAAACCGATACTATCAAGTTAAAATGGGGCGATGGTGTTACAGCTTGGAATGGTTTAGCATACTTTTTTGGTACAGGTGAAGGGAATACAGCTTCTAATGTTGGGACAGGGACTTCTTTATTCAAGCAAAAAACTGGTGTTGATTTAGAATTTAACGGAATTAAATCCGAAAATGCACTCCTAAGTATTTCTCTAGATGGTGGTACTAATGATATAGAGCTAACTGTAAACGAAGGTAGTATTGACCATGGTGGGTTAGCCGGCCTTGGCGATGATGATCATACTCAGTATGATAGAGCAGATGGAACTAGGACTAGAGTAAAGATACAGCTCGATACTGCCTTGATTGCTCCAGCCCATAGCGAAGGGTTGCTTTATTATAATAATACTGACAATGCACTTTCTTTTTTCAACGATATTGCAGATGTCACCTTAAACATTGGTGAGGAAATGTGGGTTAGAGGCAATAATGATGTTGGCGCGCAAATTGATAATGGACAAGTTGTACATATTACTTCAGCTACAGGTGGGAAGCCTGATTTTACTTTAGCTCAAGCAAATGTTATAACTGGAGCCGAAGGTGTTATCGGTGTAGTTACTCATGATATCGGAATTGGCGCTGAAGGTTTAGCAACTAGTTTTGGTCTAGTAAGAGATGTGGATACATCTGCTTTCGGGGCTGGGGATACACTTTGGCTTGATGGTGTTGTTGCTGGTGGCCTAGTTAACGCGATGCCAGAATTTCCAAATATACCAATAATAGTAGGTAAATGTTTAGTTTCAGATGCTGTTAATGGCGTTATTCTAGTCAATATTGTAGGTACCCCAAAAGATATTATATATAATAATTCAAATGGAACAATTTTAGAATCTTTTGATGCAACAGTTACTTCTGATGGTGCAACCATTACAATGTCATTGGAGCAATCCGGTGGTGGTGATTTAACAATGCAGTTTAGTGACGGCCTTGCTGTGCTAGATTGTACCTTACCGGTTTGTACTATTGCTTTAACAGCAGGGACTGTAGCATCACCACAGCAAAATTATATTTATATACCTAAAAGTACAAAAGTATTAACTAAATCGACTTCCGATTGGCCAGGTACGGAGCATATAAAGATTGCTTATTTATTTGTCCAAACGGCTGCATACGTTGCATCGGACGGCCCTTTAATCAACCAAAACTGGAATGACCATGTCGCTGGTACTGATTTGATGGGGCACATGACTCATATTGGGGAGAATATAAGAAGAAGAGGGGCTGTTTATTTTAGTGGCCTAGATGGTGCTGGAGGAGATGACTACTCAACTTCTGGCGCTGGTAGTGTAACATTACAAGTTGGTGCTGGTGTAGTTTATCAAATGCATAAACAAACAATTGCATCTAAAGATACAAGTGGGGCTGATGATTTACATGTAATAAATGCCCATGCCACAGACGGAGGGGCTTACTTAGGAACACAAAATTTATACGACATAACTGTAGACACTCAAAATGTATCTCTAAATAATAGATATTTTAATGTAGTTTTAATTGGAGTAGGTAATAAATCTGGTGAATACGCGCCACTATTAGTTAATATCCCAAATGGGTCTTACAATACTTTATCTGGCGCTCAAAATGATACTTCTGGGCATGATGTTTTAGATATTCCAAGACAATTTAACATAGATAGTTCCACAGGTTTTTATATTTGTAGGCTTACATTTAGAAAAGCTGGTGGTACGTGGGTTTATCAATCAACTGTAGACCTTAGAGGGACAACGCCAAGTTCAGTATCTGGTGGGGCTGCTGGGGGCACAACAACTAATTTTTCAGATAATCTTTTTACCGTATTTAATAATACTGACCCAACAAAGATAATTGCTCTTTTGGCCAGCACTATAGCTTCAGGAAACACTAGGACTTTCACAGCTCCTGACAATGATGGTGTGTGGATAACTTCTGGAAACCTTACAGATATTACAACTGTCGGAACAATTGGCACAGGTACATGGGAGGCCACTGATGTTGGTGTTGCCCATGGTGGTAGTGGCCGAAGTAGTTCAACAGCCTATGCTGTTGTATGTGGTGGGACGACAGGAACAGCAGCCCATCAATCGATTGCCAGTGTAGGAACTGCTGACCAGGTATTGACATCTAATGGCGCTGGAGCGTTACCAACTTTCCAAGATGCTTCGGGTGGTGGTGGTTTTCCAATATATAATATATACGCCGATATGGTTGAAAATCCAAATAATGCAGACTGGACGGTTAATGCTCTAGCTCCAGCAGCAAGTGACTCAAACAATAATGGTTTGACAGTAAGGTTGTTCGACGATGGTACTGATGAAGGTATAGGTT